CCAGCAGGTCTGCCTTTGTCGTGTTCGCAATGGTCATGCCCTGTGCCTTGAAAAAGTCCATGGCTTCCCGGAAGGGCAGGCCCACTCCCCATTGTGCGAAAGAAACAGAACCTTTCACGGAAGATGAACCTATTGCGTCAGCCTCGCTGAGGGATTCAGCAATTAACCTCGCTAAATATGTCGTATCTATTTTCTTGTACAGATCCGGAAGAGCATCTGATGCCGTTTCCATGTCCGGCGTTGTTTCAAGGAAGCTGACTATGGCATTTGTCATGCTCTCAAATATCTGAGTCGAGGCAGCTACATAATAATCAACCCGGCTGTCGATTTTCCCTTGGGCAGCAATGGCACGATCCAGTTCACTTGCGTTATCTTCCGAAAATGCCTGTTCTTTCTTTATCTGGTCTTTGGAGACAGTCGGCGTTGAAGATGCAGCCTGTTTTATCAGTTCTTCCCCTTCCTCCGGCTCCGGTATTCCGTATGTGTCGTAGAAATACTTCCTTCCTATTGGCACGCCGATATCAACGACAAGAATTTTATCCCTTTCAGCCAGAGGCTTAAGATCTCCCTCCTCCTCTGTCCTGACCCAGACCTTCGGATATTGTTTGACTCCGGGAAAATTATAATCAACTACCCATTTTACAAGTGAACTATTCTGACACTCACACAGAGAATCCGCATCAGCCTTTGTATAATCCCCTCTTACGTCTTCATGCGTCTTTGACGCCGCATAGCTTCCCTTATCCCCCACCTCAGTCGTGAGCGTTTGTCCAAGGATCGCCTTTGAAATAGCAGCATTCATAAACTTGCAGAGTGATTCATAAGTGTTAACGTTCCCGCCCCTGGTTGCCTCAAGGAACCCTATTTCCATAGTATCGGGTATCTTGATGGCTGATTCCTGCTGGATGGCGGCGCAGGCATCAAGGAGCACGTCCTGTTCAGACTTGAGAGTCCCTGTAGGGTATTTTCCAAGAACCGTAGGAGAACCGAACTTGTCGGCAAAAATCATCCAGAATTTGATAGCATTCTTTTTAAACCATACCGGCCAGTAAAGAAGACGCCCAAGCCCGTCCCCGTATGGGCTTCCATTATCAGATATGTTCGTATAGACAACAAATTTTCTATCCGGTAACTCTTCTCCCTCTACCATATTGCCCAGGGTGAGAAGCCTCATGCGCCTGTTCGTGTCGAACACAAACCGCCTTGACGCCTTGCCTATGATCTGGTCTATCCAAACATCGCCTTCGGAATATTTCCACATGATTTCAGCAGGCTTAAAACCCATAACAATCCCGGATAGAAGTGTTTTTCTCGCAGCGTCATAATTGCAGGAGAGAAGAACCTGCTTCACATAATCGGCGATCTTCTGATCCTGGGGTTTGTCCGTTGCGGGTACAACCTCCCATTCTTTTCCTACTACAGCGAGTTTTCTTGTTTGAAGGTTGGAGCCCACCTGATCATCTGTGAGAAGATCCTCATATAACTCAATACCCTTGCCGCCGGATTCACTTTTAATCACCTTGTCGGGGTTTATAAGGGTTTTCCCGATGTAATCCATAAAGATATCTTTTTCTACAGTTGCGATTTCATCGGTAATTGGTTTTGTCTTATCTGTCGCCAAAATATCCCCCCATATTTGTGTACGCCCGTTTACGTCCGGTAGACTGAAACTCTATCGGCCCTGCCGTTTCCTGATATGTGGCGAACCATGCCATAGCACCGGAAATGGCCGAGTCACCGTGTCTCTGCCTCCTATCATCACCTTTTGTTCTGCCTTCGGGGATCTTTGCAATACCTTTAATGACCTTTATAAAACGGTGATCCTCGATGATGTCGGCATCTTTGGGGAGCATGATTGATTTATCCTCTATTGCAGCCTTATACTTGGGCATATTTTCCCGGTACCATGTTTCGGAGAGCATGACCTGTGAGATCCGGGAAGCACCATATCTCTGCATTGCCCGTTCCGCCAGATACTGGCCGTTGCCTCGTGCATCAAACGCCCCGTGGCGGAATCTTGGGAGCCTGTCTCCGATATAGAAAAGAATCTGTTCTTGCTGTGTGAAGGGTATATTTCTCAACTCCACAACAAAGGGTGCCCGGAATGTTGCGTTTTGTTGTTCCTGGAGAGGCGTAAAATCAGTAAGGTCTCCGGTACGTCCAAAGTCTTCCCCAAAAAAAGAATTCCGGGCAGGATCAAGCTTTATCAAGAGCGGTTTTAATGTCCCCTCGCACCAGTCCTTTACCTCTGCATATCTCAAATGATCCGGAAGCTGTGCAAAGGAACTTTCCTGCGCATAGCGTATTACAGGGATATCCGGAGACATAGCCGCCTCAATAGCCGCCCGGGTAATCCATACACCCGTGCCCTGACTTGGAATGCAGAAAAGTTCCTCATCTGCGTCATCGCCGTAAGCGTCAATTACCTCCTGACGCCATTGTGCTTCAGATTCAGCAGACCATTCACGTCCAAGCACCTGGCATATACGCTTATACAATCCATCCTCAAGGGCATCGTCAAAAGTTACCCTGTGCAGACTGTATTTGACCTTTCCTGCCCGGATATCCTGCACAAGCGCGTTGAACTCATTGGAATCACCGAAATGTGTTGAAATGATATGCACCTGGCCACCCCATATGAGCATAGCCAGTGCTGCTTTCTTAAGGCCCGACAGATCATCATGGAATGCTGCTTCATCAATGATTATTCTTCCCTGCTTGCCTCTCAGGTTTGATGGCCTTGATGACAGAGCTGTAACTCTCCATCCTGAAGCCAGCGTGATCCTGAATGCCTGGATTTTCTTTTCACTGACAACGCCCTCATACTCTTGCTCATCCATCTCCTCATATTCTTCCATCTCCGAGGCGGCAATATTGTAGGCACGCGCCCAGTTAGCAGAATCGTTGATAAACTCCAGCGCCATGTCCTTGTTGTATCCGATATACCAGACATTGCGCTTTTCTCCGTGGCCCTTTTCTGATGCCCACAAAACAGAGTCGGCAGCTTCAGCCCATGACAGGCCGACACGCCGGGATTTTTCACATACTTTTACCGCAGATTGATCAGCCGCCCATCTTGCCTGGTAAGGCAACAATACGCCTGTCGCAGGTCTGGCCTCGTTGAAATCGCATTGAATATCCGTCATACAATTCCCAATATCTTCTTCCTGATTGCTTCCGCCTTCTCTTCTGACAGTCCGCCTGTTTTTGCGACTTTAACCACCTCGTTTGCGGTCTTCTCTACTTTGGCCTTGAATTCCATCTTGAGGCGTTCCCGCAATACTGAAGATGATTGAAGTTTTGCAAAGTCTGATACAAGCCTCGGTATCTCAATTACATCTAATTGTCCCTCAATGAGGAGTTTTGCAAGCTGTGCAACAAACATTTTGCTGACAGCCTCTTCCCCGTCAAGCCCGTGCCCCACTTCTGAAACGATGGTCCTTGATTGATCCTCGACGATCTTGAGTTCTCTGTATCTCGCCACAAATGTTTTGCCGTACCGCCCTATGGCTGATCGGCTGATGGGGTATCCCTTGTTTGCAAGAAATGCTTCAATTTCGTCATATGTGGCGTTGTCTTCGACGAGCAGCCTGTCTACCTCGTGTTTCACCTCAGGGGGAAGTTCGGCAGATATGCGACTATGTGTCCTGTTCTGTGCCATTATGCCAGTTCCTTTTCCGCTTCCTCGATCTCCCGCAGTAATTCAAGATACTCAGATTGCAGGGCTGCTGCCTCTGCTGCAAGCTGCGCTACGAGAGGCAGGCGCATATCCTTTATCTTTGTAAGCGGCGGCAGAGCCGCCCGGATGTCTCGTATCTTCCGGTCTATTTCTCCGGTAAGCTCCATGGATTTGTACTTCCTCGCCGCTATTTTTTCCTTGAGCATCGCTATTTCACCCACGTATATCCTCCATGCGCTCCTTTTTTATCCGCATCAACGGACAGAACTGATTTGTGGCAATGCTGTCTGCCACATGAGTCCATTTTGCCGTGTTGAGCGATATTACTTCAGCCTGTGCGTCTGATAGTTTTTCAAATGATTCAACGAGTTTCACATTGTTTTCATACATCTTCGCAACGGCATCAAAACGCTTCTCCTGTATCCGGGTCATAATAAAACTGGACACCCACGGTCCTATAAATATCACAAGAAGTATTGTCCCTATCGGCC